TGCGGATTCGTGGTGCAAACGAAACCATTCCATTGCTTTCTGAGCAGCACTTGGAATAATAGCATCATACACAGAAATACTTATTGTATTCCAAACTGTTTTTCCTTTTACATATCTTTGAACGTTGATGTGATCTAATGCAATCTCCCCGTTTGCTGCAGATGGTTTTGCAGAAGCTTTAATCAAGAAAGCTGGTATCAAATCAGTTCCGATACTCATGATAAAACGATTTGTATATTTTGGTTCCCATGAATATGCAGCATCATAAAATTCATTTTCTGTACCAAAATCTTGTAATGATGATGGAAATACGCCTTGTCCTGTAGGTGAATTTGCGCCGTTAACAAAGCCTTCTAAATTTTTATCATTAATATCGTATGGCATTTATATCCTTTTTTTTATATAAATATTATGTACAGTAAAAAAGGTAGACCGACGCCTACCTCTTTTTTTTATTTTATAATAAAATATACTATTCAGGGAATTGTGCTCCTGTTGGTTGAATATTAAAATCTAAGATAATAAATTCAGCCGTTCTTGTTGGTTGCAAGAAAATTTGTCCGTATAATATATTCTGATCGATAAGATCTGGAGTGTTATTAGTAGAATCCATTACTACACGGAAAGCAAATAATCCTTGCTGATTTTTTACGCCTTCTAAATATGGATTAACAATAGCTTCAAATCTTTTTCTGGTTGCATTAGTGTTTTGCTCGAATACTAAAAAACGAGTGGATGACGCAATAAACTTCTTAACCGTAATTAATAGTCGTCTTACATTTACACGATCTAATGCACTAGGTCTACTTTGAAGTGTTTTTTGACCCCAAACAGCAATACCTAAATTAGGAAAGTTTGCGATTGGGTTAATTCTAGCTTCATACAAGTCGCCTTTTTGTTTTGGCGATAATGTTATATATGTATCAGTAGCCGCCGTTAAACCACCTCTATTCAAACCTGCAGGGGCATACCATGGAGCTGACACGCTGTCATTGAATGCAATAACACCTGGCATTAATACTGATGGTGGTACCCAAGTTGGTTTATTGTTTCTAGGATCATTGATTTTAATCCACGGGAAATATGTCGACGTATAACTAGAATCCAACCCATTAACAGTTGTGATAGCAGTCGCTGCAGAATCAGTTAATGCATTTGAATCCATGATATAAAATGTGTCTTGGCGATTTTCTACTAACTGACGAGCAGCTGCTGTTATAACTGGATGCAATGAATGAATAATACCTGGTGTTAACAACATGTTCATATCATAATAATCAGTATTGCTTAATAAGGCAAATGCTTTATTATATGCAACCGTACCAGTTGATGTTGTTGAACTACAATCAAATCCAAACGTGTTTGATGCTGCGATATTGGTTCCACTAAATTTAGGCAAGTTAGGACGGGCGCCATCAAATCCACCTTGAATTGGAACTATGAACTTTCTTGTATCCAAAGAAACATTGCTTGTAAATGTACCAGCAGTTAATGCAGCTGTTAATGATCCGCTATATGGACTAGTCGTGCTTGGAAATCCTGCAGCAGATTGTTGAGATACATCACCTAAATAAAAATCTGAATTACTACCAGTAGTAGATCCAGATGATGGTAATGGGGCAAGATAAGTTAAATTTGCCGAATCATCGAAGTCAAATCCATGATAATAATTGCTATTAAACGATCCGCCAACAGTTTGAGATGTTCTGTATACTACTGCTTCTACATTAACTGATCCAGATGCATTTGGAATTGGAGATGTTAACGCACGAGACCCAAATGGAACTAATGTTTTATCAATAATTTTATTGGTTACTGAATTAGTTACTTCTACTCGAATATATTTTGAATTGTTTTCATAATCTCCATTGATAACTAAATTACCGTTAACATCAACTACACTATAACGATCCCCAATTACTCTGGAAATATATCTAGGCGAGTCTGGATCTAAATTTACATTTCTAAATGTTTCAACAATTTCTGGTGATAAATCAGTATCATTTGAATTATATACTGATCTGATTTGTGGTGGTACATTGGATGTATTTACTCGACGTACATCAATAGTAAATGTTCCATACCCATTCGGATCAGATACTTCTGATGCCAATCTTATATCACGTACTCCAATTTTTGTTTCAAAGTTAACTGTGGTACCATGTGATATAGTATGAAGTTTAAAAAGATTTACTGCAGTTGATCCGATTTTCTGTGATGTAATAAATGGTGTCGATGCTGTGTTATAATCTTGTAAAAATGCATAATTAGATATAACAGCTAATTTGGTAGTTACATCGCCTAGGTTGTTAAATAAACTAGTTGCCCCTGTGTTTTCATATTGAACATACACAGGATAATTTGTAGATTTTGGCGATCTACCAAACACTTTGGTTACATAATCATTAGATGTAGAACTAAGTGAGGCTGATATTGCAGCTCCTTCTGTGGTATATAAATTAAATGCTCCACTAAATCCTGGTACACTTGTATTTAAATTAGAATCATATGATCCTGAAATTTTAATTGCAAATGATCCAGACACACCATTAACGATCGTGGAATCAACAAATAAATTTGACGCATCATTTACTGCTTCAACCGGATGAAGTAAGTGGGTTACTACTTCAACAGATCCAGATGTTGCGATAATTGCCAATGATCCATTATCTAAATCGTACCCATCTTCATACAATAAACGTGTTACTGTCATGTTAGGTGCGTTACGTAAATACTCCTGAACTACATATGGTACATATGAATCATCAGTAAATGAACCAAATACTTGTTCAAATTCTGCATATGATGATACCGTAGTAGGAACAAGTGCAGGTCCTTTAACCGTAGGACCGACGATTGCGGCTCCGATTGCACGGATTGCTTGTGGTAAAAACGACTGGTCTTTTTCTCTTGTATAGACTCCCGGCGTTACTATTCTTTCTGCCATTAATTACTCCTAATATTAATTTATTAATAAATATAAAACTTTTTTGCTAAACATTATATTTATACTTCTGTTGCCGTAAAGGTACCAGATTCGATATCTATTTTGCCATTACCATATTTGTCTTGAAGCGTCTGTATAAATTCTTGTTCCTGACCTTGCAATTTATCGAATTTTTGAAATGCAATAGATAGTTCGGCTTCTATTTCTAATAATTGTTTTTCGGTAATGTGTTTGTCAATTGTTCTTGCCGATATTATTTGACTTAAACTATCATAGTTTTTCTGAATATCTAGAATTTGATTTAAATCGGCTGAATCTAATTTTTTTGTCATAACTGTTGCGGTTTATAAAACTAATATATATAGTATAATACTATTATCCAAATAATATAGCAGGTTATTCAAGTACCAAAAAGTCTTGCAATCTAACCATTACTTTTTCATGCAAAGAATCTAGGTCGTAGTCGCTCACGGTTCTAAAGTTATTTCGTCTTCAATTTCTGAAATGATTGGGTTTATAATTGTGGCATCAATTACAAACTGATCTCTTTGCTCTATAGTTAAAAATTCAATCTTAACATTTGCACCATTTTGAGTAAATTCAACTATATATTTTTTTCTCATAACCTAGTTTCTTTGTCTGTTATATCCATTAACTGTTCCATTCCCTGCATAGTAAATTACGCAAATATCACTAGCTGTTATGCTTGCTTCGGTTGCAACTAGAGAAACTCCGAAGCCCCTTGTTGTTGCGGTTGGTATGTTTGTTGCAATAGTAGCTGTTTCAATCACAACGTTTGTAGTTGCATTAATTAATTTGTAAGTGATTAATGTTCCAGCGGTGTTTGATTCAATGTCAAATAAATAAATTACATCAAGTGCTAAGGTAGTTACCATTGTAACGGTTGTACGTACTGAATTTGTTGATGTCTTACAATTCACCACATTATCCAATATCTCAAAATAAGCCCCATCCGCCGCATCTGCTGAAGTTATCGAATCATGGAATCCAACTCGTACGGTTCGACCTGTGAACGATGTTTTACACATAATAGCCGTTTGAAACTTTATAGCAACCCCACCGAAAAAATTTGTATTTAAAAGACTTGTGGTGAATCTGTAACCACCATTGGTAGCAGTTGCCGACCGTAAAAAAACACCATAAGGATAAAGCGTATTACTCGCCAAAATTGGAACGGCGCTTGTTGTTGTCCCACTGGATATTGCTGCACCTAATAAGTACGGCTGAACCACGTTTGCACTCAAAAAACGGGTTTCATACCAATAATCGTATGGCATTAACGGTGTGCTACCTCCACCAGCTGCTACAGCTTTTATATATTGTGTTTGTGTTGACATATTTATCTCAGAATATTTAAGTTTATAACTGATGCTGTGCTTGAGTTAACTGTTATTTTGCTTCCAGCGGATATAGTGTTTCCAAATTGATATGTAACGGTATCATCCTTTACTTGAATATCGGGTGAATTTAAAACATTACTGCTAGATGATATAATTAAATTGTATGGGGCATAAAAATCAACACTTTGAGCATCTATTAATTCTACAGTCCAAACTTCGGGGATCACTAGTGCCAATGGATCTACAAAAACAAGTTCTCGAGATATACGATTTTGTGATGTGGCTTCTTGTCCTGTTGCGGCATCATGCACATCTATATGCCAACTACTAGCACCATTTCCTTGTAATTTATGTTTGTATATTGTTATCATATTTCCATTTGTATAATTAAAACCATTTTAACACCTTGAGGATTGGTTGCAAAATTTGGTGTAGTCACAAAAGCCCAACTAGGCTCAACTGCAGTTATAGCTTGTGATAAGCTACCACTAAAAACAGCTGTTCTGCTACCGTCCCATGTTATGGCACTACTTAAAGTCACCTCACTTGGACCTGACCCCCAGTATAATTTTAAAGTGCCGGTTTCACTTGAACCAGCTAAAGAAGCCCAATAAGTTGAAAATCTCCACCCAACTACGGTTCCTATAGGAAGAGGGATTCCTAGGGTTGCATTAATCGAGGTTGTTAAAGTTGTGTTAGTAGTAAAAGTGTAATTTGTAGCATCGGATAGATTTGTGGTGTTTGTATTAAAGTACATTATTTCAACAATACTAGGAGCATACGATGCTGATGTAGCAAATGAAGAACTTAATGCTTGTGTAGCATATGATGATGTTGTTGAGAATGACGAACTTAATGCATTTGAAGCATATGATGATGTTGTAGCAAATGATGAACTTAATGCTTGTGAAGCATAAGATGCTGTTCCAGTTAATATTCCTGTAAATGAACCACTAAATGATCCTGTATTACTTAAAAATGTATCAACTCGTGTTGCTGTTAATATTGTTGATGGTGTTCTAGGATGTGTAGGAGAAGTACCAGCTGCTATTGTTTCTAATGTAATTACATTGGCTTGTTCTGGGTGCCAACATAATTGTATAAAATCATTTGCTGCTAAACTCACATAATAATTCCAACTAGCAATAACTTGTCCATTAGATCCAGCTTTAAATGG